CAGTTTTTGCACGATCAAATAGAAGACCCATATAATTATTTACTGTATAAAACAAAAAACCCCGCATTTAGCGGGGTTTTTATTGAGTAAATTATAATTAAAGTTCTAATGCAAATCTACGTCTTTCGATTGGCCCACGATTATTAAATATAGGAGCAGCAGTAATTGTTTGTAATACAGTTTGACCAGACAGTGCAGAAACAGTAAATAGAACAGTGCTTCTATCATCTAGATATAGTGCCATAGTAGCACCATTATAAATTTCATCTACTTTAGCATAAAAACCAGAACCATTATTTGCACTTAAAATTGCATTTGGTGTGCCTGTTCCTGATAAAGCATCATTATATAATATACCATCTACTACTTTACCACTATAAGTCGCAGTTGTTGTCATCAATATAACACCAAGATCAGCAGCAGTTAAACTAGGTCCAATCATTGGAGGTACATCAGCATTTACGTTATAAACAAAGCTATCAAATGTCATAATAGTATTTAGCCTAAATTATACAACTTTTTATAGTAAAATGTGATAAATACTCATATGAATTTTGAAGAATTATTTGATCGCATGATACTGTTAGAATCAAAATGTACAAAGACTACAAAGAAAGCACATTCAACTAGAAAAGGAAAAAAGTGGAGTAAATGTGCTAGACAACCAGATGGTAGTATTAAACGTATACACTGGGGTCAAGCTGGAGTAAGAGTGGGAAGTGGAAATTCTAAAAGAAAGAAGAGTTTTAAAAAACGGCATCATTGTTCGAAAACAAAAGCAGGTAGTCCAAATGCTATGAGCTGCTCGGATTGGAAATAATCATTTTGTACATATAGGAGACAGTATATACATCTATTAAACTAAATAGTTATAATGACTATTTCATTCAAACAAATTCCTATAGATAATAATAAAATTCCCACAAAAAGTGGAATATATAAAATAACAAATATTATTAATGGACATTTTTATATAGGACAGAGCTGTAATATAAGAATAAGAATTTTGGATCATTATCGTTTAATGAACAAAAAAAGAAAAAATAAATGTATATTATATAAAGCTGTAGATAAACATAAAATTGAAAATTTTGTGTTTGAGATATTGGAATTTTGTGATTATGATAAATTGAGTGAAAGAGAAGTTTATTATATATTAAAATTAAATCCGCAGTATAATATAATTAAATCTCCTCAGGCTAAAAGAGGATATCATAAAGCAAGCGAAAAAGATGTAATAGAAATATACAATTTAAAAAATTCTGGTTATAATTCGATAGAAATCACAAAAAAATTAAAATTAACTCCTAAAATAGTTAGAGACATTTTAAGCAAAAAAACATATAATCATATTATAGAAAAACATGATTTAAAAATTATGGATAAAATTAATAATGATGAAGATGTTATTAATTTAATAAAAAATGGTTTTTTGAATGTCGATATTCGGCTGTTTTTTCCGAATTATAATAACCGAAAAATCAGAAAAATAAAAAACATTAATAATTTAAAAGATGAAATCTACACATTATCTAAAGAAGAATACGGAAAACATTCTACGAATATTAAAAATAAAAATTGTAAATTATATTTAAAAAAATATTGTTTTGAAAATAAACTCCCAATAAGTAAATTTTCAAAATTTATAAAAAAAATACAGTCCAAAACCATTTCAAATGATTTAATTTTTAAAATATATGAACTAGCAAAAAAAGATATAAAAAGAAAAGAAATATCATCCATTTTAAATATACCTTTTAGGGAAGTTATAGAAGTTTTAAGAGAAGATGGAAGATCAAAATATTCAGAATTTAAAAAAAATAATAATTTATATATAGAAAGAAAAAGAAACTTTAGAAAAAAAATAAACACTAAACATGAGCAAATAGTTTTAATGGTTTTTGATCTTTATAAAAAGAAAACAGATTTGATAGACATTTCTAAAGAAATGGGATTACCGTATGGTATGATTTATAGAATAATTTTTAATAAAAATCGTTATACTAAAATAAAAGAAAAACACAATCTACATCCATTTGTAAATGAATATATAAATGTTTAATAATCTATTCTATAATATCAAAAGTACTATTCTTATATATTTTGATTTGATCTGATCTAAAATGACGAACAACTCCACCTTTAACGAGACATACTGCCCATATATCGTTTTCAAATGTACCGCTATTAGTTACATATATAGCATATCCATCTCCTAATGGGGTTATTACAGGAATAGGATTACGGAATTCTAACATATTATACTAATGTTTTAGTTTTTTCTATTAGAGCTAATTTTTCTTTAGCATCTTGTTCTACATTAGGATTAAATGATTTCCAATTTCTAAAGTGACCTATATTATAATGACAGTCAACATCACCATATTCACAAAGAGTAATTAGATTGTTTTGATCTAATTCTAATTCTGGATGTAAATGAAAAGGTTGTTTATGATGTACTTGTAGCTTATTAGTACCACCACAAGCCGCGCATGTAGGTTGTAGTTTAAGATGATTCTTTCTGGTAGTTTCCCAATGAGGTGATCTTAATGCGAGAGGTTTACCTTTTAACTTTTCTTTAATCGCATTGAGAATTCTAGTCATATTAGTATTTAATGTAAGTCGGGTTATACAAAGTATAAGTTAATGTGCCACAATCCCAGATTACATCATAACCATTATTCTTCATATCTTCTAATTCTGATAATAGAGGATTATGATTTTCTAATTTAATTGCACGTTCTTGTTTTCTAAATCCAGATCTATGCAATCTTTCTGTGTGGTTTTTAGTATACCAATAATTATACTTTCTAGAAGCTGTTAAAGTAAATCCAGTTTTTTCATATACATCTCCATTAGACCATCGTCTATCGGCATAACTATATATTTTATTCCAAACGTAATTATTTTTGAAATAATTTATTAGTTTACTAGCTGCGCCCGATATATTAAAATTAAATATTGTACAAAATCGTATTAACTCATACGAGTTTTCTGGATTTAAATTGCTTCCTATACCGCTTCTAGGTTCACCAAATGTCATTACTGCTACTAATCTATTTCCATAAAATAATCCCAATTTAATAGAAGCATTAACATCTCCTTGAATATGATATTTATTTAAAAATTTAGTTTTTATTTTATTATCTATTAATTTGATAATACATTTTCTGGCTCCTATATTTCTTTTTATTAAACCTAATTTATATTTTAATTTATTAATAACTATTTTTTCTTTTCTTAATAATTCATCACCAAAAATATGAATTAATTCGTTTCCAGTATTACGCATTAATTCCATTTTATCGTAATGATAGGTTTTTGGTATTCTAGAATCAGTATGATAATATAATCCATTTATTTCTATACCCAATTTTTTAGAAGGTATGTATATGTCAATTTCTTGTCCATTTCCTAGAATTTTTCTATCTCTAAAATTATATGGTATATTATATTTGTGTAACAAATCTTTTATTAAAACTTCGTGTTTAGTTCCTTTGGGTTTACATTTTGGACAAATTGGTTCACACCCCATATTCAACCACCATTCAAATTTATGTTCACATACATTACACGACCATTTATATCGATGATATGTCGATGATCCATGTTCTTTATATTCTTCAAATGTAAATAATTTTGTTATTTTTGTGAATTTAGAATCAATTGAATTATAATGATTAAACATCCTAGATAAGGATACTTTTTCTGGATTTGGAGTTCTAATGATATCTCCAGATTTTAATCTAGTTTTATATTCTTCTGTTTGTGTATAATTTGCGACTCCGTATTTGATTAAATTATTATTTTTAATCCTTGAAATATTATTAGGATTAGAAAAATAGTTATTAGATCCAACCATACGATTCAATCTATCATTAGAATTTGCATTACACGAATGACTACAATATTTCTGCCATCCAAAATTTGTATTAAATTTTACTAAATTATTACAAGAATCTAATGCACATTTTGGTATTGAATTGATTTTTTGTATAAATGATTTAACAATAGTAGGAAAGGGTGTTTCCTTTTTAGGAAATTTTTCAGTTTTTTCTAAAAGTCTGATATAAGAATCCACACCAAAATTTTCAATAAACATTTTATATTTCAAAAATCTATAACTACCTTCATATTGTTCATCAACAAAATTACAAATCATTTCCCTTATACTATTATCTTTTTCTGTAATAATAGATTCAGTTTTTTCACATCCACATTCATTACAAAATAAATGATTATGATTTCTCATATTTGAAGTATAAACATGTCCACAATCATTACATTCCCAATTATATTGTTTATCTATTAGAGGAAACGTGTCATCATATTCAAACAATGGTGTGACATAGTCTTTAATCATATCATAATAAATTTTACGATATTCATTTGGAATTGTATGAAAATCATAATCTACTATAGTCTCTTTATGGGAATTGCTATTTAAATAGATTTTACTATTATATTTTAATAAATTTGTATTTTCTATTTTTTCTCTAGAATCTACAGATGCGAAATACTCTTCTGTTCCATATTTTTTAATATTAGTTTCAGCGGTTTTCTTTAATCTAGAAGGTGATAATATATTGCATTTTTTACTGCAAGTTTTTCCCCATTTTGATCCATCAAATTTAGTATTATTTCCACATGTATCACATTTTGGATAACTATTCATCCCATCTACAAAACATCTAACACGTAACGAAAATGTTTCGGTATCTCCAAGAAAATTAGTAAAATTAATTATTTGATTATAATTTTCTATTCCAAATACTTTAATAAAAATAGAACTTTTTAAATTTTTGTATGTTCTATTAGGCTTTTCTAACAAATATGCCTTTATTTTATTAATCAGTTCGACGTTCATATATAATATTTATCATAAAACTCTTTGCATTTCAAGATAAATCTAAAATATTTTTAACCACCCCATATATCATCAAATAATTATTAACAAAAAAAGAACCACAGATTTCTCTGTGGTTCTTTGTAAGTGGTTTATTTTTAAATACTTAAATTTAAAAATATACGCTCTGATTCCCGGGAGTAAATGCCTGACCAAGATTCTTAAGAATAATGGTATGGTAGTAAAGCGCAGCACCAAAAATATTATCCACTACGCCATAACGAGTTAGCAATCCTACGCGAGGAGCGAAATCATTTGGTCCAATTGTTCTCTGAATCATAACTGGAATGTAAGGACAATAAATGATACCAGAATCATAAAATTCTGTACCTTTATAACCTAAAAGGGCATATTCTACACCTTGAGTTTGGCTTGAGTAACCTTGGTTACCATAGACACCACTGTTCTGAACTTCAGTACGAGTGTCACGGTATACGTTAAAACGACCACCAAGAGAACCAACTTTAGCAACGCCAGTTGACTGGGTGCTTACATTGCCTTGAACTGTTACCCATTGGAATTCGGGTAGCATTTCAAAAATTGCACAAACGCGAGGAGTTGCAACAATAAAGTTTGCAGGTCCACGACGATTGCGAATTGCAATGCGGTTTGCTTCGATAATAACTCTCTGGTAGAAGTCACGATTACGTTCAACCAACCAACGACCATCTGCGGATTGAGGCGACCAAATAGAATATCCTTTTCCGAAACCACCATTTAAGGAAGTTTGGATCATACGGATAATCATTTCACGGTCAATTTCTGCTTGAATCTCATATGCCATAGCATTTGTGATTTCAGCATCAATATCAATACCGTTCATGTTCTTTAAATCCTGCTCTAATTCTACTGACCATTTAGCACCAAGTCTACGAGTACCAGCTTCGACAGCGGTTTTCTCAAAGGATACTTCAACTGTAGGAATGTTAGCGTTGATTTCGAAATTCTTTAGAATTTCAGCAACACCTTGGTCCTGATCAGCAAAGTTCCATTCAGAATTACCTGATAGAGCACCATTAGAAGCCTTAACTCCAGTGAAACGGGAGTCTAGATACTGCCAACCTAATTCATTATCACCACCGGGTGATTTATTATAAGGAGCAGCAGCAGATCCGTATGTGGAGATAGTTGTATTGGTGTGTACGCCAGGTGAAGGTAGCCATTGACCACCTTGGATATATCCAACTGGTGCGCCTTGACCAACTCCATTAACGTATGCACTGTAAGCAGGAGTAATTGTAGTACTAGCTGTAGTAGTATCTTGATAGTTACCACCCAATGTATCCTTGCTGTACTTATAACGAAGTGCGAATGCTAGACCAACAGGTCCAGACATAGGCTGAACACCAACGATTTCGTTAGTGATCAATTCGGGGAAAGTACGGCGAATCATGGGGATAAGAATCTTTGGTAAACGAGAATCGCCACCAGCGTAGAAATCGGAATTACCGAATGCTCCACCATTAGCTCCATTATCGGATGTACCAAATACACTTCCTGTACCACCAGCCACGTTTGCTTCACGTAAGCAATATTGTTCTTGGTTCTCAAGCAACATTGCAGTGTTCAAACGAGTGTGTTCGTCTTCAATAGCAGCTACATTCTTAGAGGTATAGTCGAGCACTGGAGCCCACTTTTCCAATAGAACCTTAGCGCGATCTTGATCAATATATGATTGTGCGGGTTTGATTTGTTTCATATGTGTTTTTATTTCTTTCTTTTATTTTTCGACCTCAAGCATG